CTGAATATCTAGAGCCTGAGTGGTATCATCGAGTGTAAAATATACATAACTAAGAAGGTCTCCAGAACGTTCAAATTGAACGCTGGACATAGAATTGTTTTTCACCGCTCCATGGATGACTTGTTTTTCAATGGATTGTGAAAAATTAGCATGCCTTTTGAAGGTTGAACTGAAGAACGAAATTTCGGGATTCCCCATGATATATTCATCCTGGGCTCCGATAGCGATCAATTGAACAATGCCTGCTGACATGGTATACTACTTTAACGGGAGAAAATTACAAATTGGGTTTTCTACAAACGAAACGAATGACTAAAAAGTTTTTATCACCAGCACCCGCTCTCTCGATGGTTTCACCATCTTGGTTTCGAATGGTTACCGTGAGGCGATCGATACGACGGATAGGGTCGATATATTGAGTAGCGATGGTATACTCATCCTTGAAATTAACAACTGTTCCCGGTGTACCCGTGGTCACTACACTCCCAAAAGAACCCCTAATCATACTAAGTGAAGACTGGCCATCGTACACATTTGATGTACGGTCAGAAAAGATGGAGTCTAATTCCTTTACGGATATGTAGCAGTGTTCAGTGTTTGCTGTTGTATTGATTCGAGTGGCGAGGAGTCGAGCCTGGACAATATTCTTAAGGGGCTGACTGAGAAAACAAGTAAAAGTATTGGCACTCTCTTGACCGATAGTGTCAACTGTGATAGTGTGATACTCATAATTGAGATCGGGAATAGACCCAGTGGGGGAAGTGACAAGAGCCATATATATGTAGCTTAGATTAAAGATCCACCGATTCCATCTTCGATGGCATAGCCGGCATGTTCACCGACGAGCTGCTGAGCACCGCAGATACCCCCGGGCGTGAGACCCATGGTGTAAGGGCTACCATCCTTACCCTGACCAGGTGTACATTCAACCTTATTCTCGAGATCAAAAATAGTCTTTTCATTCACAGTCTTGATACGAATGGGCATGGGCTGATAGTTGCTGACGTTCTTGTTCGCACTCAGGGCAAAAATGATCACCAATAAAACGGCGATGGATATGAGAGCGTTGCGGTTCTGCTGGTTAAGCTTAAACATTTATAATAGACTAACATATTTTTTCTAAACTGCGTTAAAGGTATTTTTTTAGTTTCCATATAGAGAGTAGATGGACGAAGAAATCGTAATCGATCGTGGATCCCCAAATGTGATGAAACTAGATGCGGATGAACAGGCTCTGATGGATGAGATTGAAATATCCGCCCCTCGCCCTCAACGTGTTCCACGACCCACCAACTACATGGCTAGACCCGCTCCCCAGGTACAACAGGAAGCTATGGATGCCTTTGCGAACCCCAGCAAACAAACTGCCCCCAGAGCTCCCGAGGAAGATGAGGAGATTGACTACGGTGAAGATGAACAGGCTTATTTTGAAGATGACATGAACATGGGTCCTGGGCAACAGGAAGAACAGCCGACAAAGGGGTACTCTTCCATCGACGAAGAGAAGGCGGATCTCATCAACAAACTCGGGCGTCTCGAGAAGAAGGGGTTTGCTGTCAATAAAAGACTCAACGCGTATTCGAACATTGACGAACTTCGCTCTGAGGTCAAGAGAATCACGTACAGTATAGATGTTGACCAATCTGTGCGATTCTCACGGAGAATGCTCGTCGCCTGTGTAACCGGTCTCGAGTTCCTGAACAAGAGGTATAACCCCTTTGAGATTCAGTTAGAGGGTTGGTCCGAGTCTGTGATGGAGAATGTGGATGACTATGATGGCGTCTTTGAGGAACTCTACGTGAAGTACAGGACCAAGGTGAACGTCGCCCCAGAAGTCAAGCTGATCATGATGTTAGGTGGCTCGGCGATGATGTTCCACTTGACCAACAGTATGTTCAAATCGGTGATGCCAAACATGAACGATGTCATGAAACAGAATCCCGATCTCATCAAGAGTATGATGAGTGCTGTACAGAATACGACTCGTTCCCCCCAGGAACCATCTGTCGACGCACCCGTCGGTGGCACGGGTCAATATGAGATGAAGGGCCCCGGTCTGGATATCTCAAGTCTCATGGGTGGAATTTCCATGCCACCCCCTCCTCCGATGAACACGACGATGGGAGCACGACCCATCGAACAGGAGGACGAGGATGAGGATGTCTCTGATATCATCTCCATTTCGGGAGATTCGACCGGTGGTGAGCTTCGACAGGTAAATGTCGACTCTTCTAAACCCAAAAGAACGAAACGAAAGAAGAAGACTGAAATTAATCTCTAAATATATATAAATGATAGCATATTGTCCCCTGGAGGATTTAGATCCTCCAGTCAAGCAACAAAAACCTGTCGCAGAACTCGAGGTCGAGGAAAAAAAACAGGAAATTGGTCGTGAAGAAACCGAATTGAATTATGTCGTCACAGCGTTCATCATCGGCGTGATTGCTCTAGCCGTCTCTGATTCCATCAGGGCATAATTATTACGTATACCACGGGGTCTTCCCTCGTAGTACATTTAATTACTGAATAGTATCCCACCCAAACCATCCTTTATTCGTAGTACGTTGTAATTGAGTGCGTACACGTATACGGGTGGAGTGTCAGATCTCCCAGAACCGACGGACGCACCCCTTATGATCATTTTGGCGTTATCCAAGCGACTGAAATTACACGAGCCGGATGGATTATACTCCGATGCGTTCATACAAAAATGGTATGCGAAATATCTCGTGAATATCATAGCGTTGCGGGTTGAATCAAATTCAGAAACACCGTATTGAGATTTATAATAATTTTGTGCGGTGTGAAAATAACTAGGTTTCATATTTTCGAATAAATAGGTGCCGTTGACTTGTAAATCCGCACTCGTAAACGTAAAGAAATCGATTTTATAATCATTCAAAGATGTATCGAAACCGAAAAATAACGATTTCACGGGGTGGTTGAACGAACTCAAATCGAATGTGTTGTACCCATCAAATGTATTAAGCCTGTATTCCATCCGCTGGACCTGTGTGATCACGAGATCCAATTGTCGTTTAATGAGAGCCTCTCGTTCATCTTTATCGAGAAATATGTAATTACCGTACACATCAATACTTTTCTCTTCATCCGTCAATCCAGCGAGACTCACTGGGTCGTAAGTTATTTTTAATTCAACCTGATGATTTTGAAGTGCGAGCAGGGGTAAAAATGCCTTGTGGTCACAGAAGAAAAAATGAAGTGGTAGGAAACTAGGATTTCCATTGGATGCTTTAGTATTCAATTCTCGTGATTTACTGTACGTGTCCGCAAGATAGTTTGGCCATATATCGGCGTAATAATCGAAATGATGCGAATCAATCTTCTGACCTCCGATGTACAAATCAATCGTCGATTTGTAAAACATATCCATCATTTTATCCGAACCCTGAAGCCATAAAGCGTTTATAACATCCCCGAGAACCGGGATCGTGATCGAGATATCATCCTCGTTTACCGTTTTAATTAGTTTAGGTACTTGAGAAAAGTTTGTATGCCTCATAAACTTCGTACGGAAGAATGAGTGTCCTTCATCACTCATGAGATAAACATCTTGAACACCCTTGGAAACGAGTTGTATCAATGCACCAGACATTTAATAGATGTTCAGATTATAAAAACAGACACTTTCCCTGAGGGAACTCACTCTTCTTTTCTTCTACAAACTTTCCATGAATTTTGAATCCACCCTGGCGATACACTTTCATGCGCTTGTAATACATTGCCGTGAATACGGACCACGGGTCATGAACATCGTATATATGTGGCTCGTTCTTCTTTCCTTTCGTCTCTCTCATGATTCTTCCAATACTCTGTGTGATATCAGACTTGGGACTAGCCAGGATCACCGTATCGAGTGTGGGAATATCCAGACCTTCATGGGCCTGACTGAACGTCGCAAAGATGATCTTCTTCCTGGAGGACTCTTGGAGAGCAGCCTCCTTCATGCCACCCATGTAGAGCCCGGATGTCTTGGGAAAACATTGATGTAAAAGTTCACAGTGTCGGCGACGGTCACTGAGTACGAGGAGCTGTCTCGTGCCAGCTGAAGCTTTTTTCACCAGTTCCACCAACATCTTGTTTCGTGCCCTGTCCTCGACAAGTTCTGTGATCATGTTAGGCATGGAGATCTTACCGTTTCGCATAGATGGTGGCGGGTTTCTATAATTTGCTGAATCGAAAGTCACTGGAAATACTTCAACTTGTTCTTGATTTTTCCTCTCGACTGCGAAGAATGTGGGACCCATGAACCAATGGAGTACTTTTGTCAGACCATCTTTCCTTTCGGGTGTTGCTGAAAGTCCAAAGACGTGTCGAGGGCACACTTTGAAAAGACTTTGGCTAAATACCTTCGCGCAGATGTGATGGGCTTCATCTACGATGAGTGTACCCACCGTGTCAAAATCCGTGAATGAGTATTCTTTGAGGGACAGTGACTGGAGCATCGCGATGACAAAGTCACAGTCCACCTCCTTCTTATTCTGTTGAACAACTCCAATCGTAGCACCCGGACAAAATTGTTGAATCCTCTCTTTCCACTGGTCTGCCAGGAACTGTTTATGGACAACAATCATCGTGCGATACCCCAATTTACAGGCTATAGCTAGGGAAACCGTCGTCTTCCCGAAGCCGCATGGTAGAGAAAGGACCCCGTGACCTGCTTTAATTGCTGCTGCCATTGCTTCGTTTTGGTGTGTAGCGTCTCTGAGCTGTCCGACAAACTTGGTTTGGATTCGGGCGGGTTCTGGTCTCCTATCTTCCTTGGGTTCTCCAAGCTTATCAGTTCCATAGAATCTTGGAATGCAGACTCCATTCTTAGTTGGTCTAAAAACTTTGAAAGGTGGTGGAGGAAATCCAAAGTCGCCATTGACGACTGGCCTTACCGTAAGTTCTTTTTTAATTTCTTGAATTGGTCCCTCACTCACCAGGTATCCGGTTCTGGTGAGAGTGGTCATGATTTACTTATTTAAAGGGTACAAACTTTAAATAAGTACAATGCCTACCGTCGACGTTGAAGAGAATATTAAGAAGCTGCGTATGAACATTGAGCAGGCGACCCAGGAGGTATTCCGTCTCCAGGGTATGCTCTCCACCTTTGAGGGATTCAAGAGGGGTGGTCTCACGACCATTGAT